CCCTCAAGGGTCGCCTGTGCTTCGGGGGTCAGGTACTGCTCAATGGTCGGCGTGTCCAAGTCCACCATCTCGGTGAACATCTCGCGTGTCGGCATGACATCGCCGGTGTAGCCGTACTGCGAGAATGACGGGTCGTATCCCTGTGCCGCTCGTGTAGCGGCTCCCGGCCCCATGCCCGAGGTATCAAGCCGACCTCCGGCAAGGCTGGTATCCGTAATCATAGAGGTCGGCACACGGTTGCCCGAAGGCAGCGTGTACATCTCGGGTTGCTGCGCCGCGCGCGCGGTGACAGGCGTATCGAAAGCATATTCACGGTCAGACATTTCGCTGACAGGCGACGGACGCTTCATGTCGTCAAGCGTCAGGGGCTGCACCCCCGTGGTCGGGCCGTACATCCCGCCGCCCATCGGGGTCGTCGGGGGAACACCTCCAGTTGGCAAGGTTCCGGTTGTTGGCGCACCAGTCGGCGGCGCTCCAGTTGCAGGAGTGCCGGTTGCGGGTGCTTGCGGGTTACGCGCACGCCAATCAGCCATCGCCGCGTTGTAGGCGTTCATGTTGAACTGCGGGCGACCGAAGGTTACGCGCTGCCCACCCAACGGGGTGATGACATTAGGGTTGGAAAGCCGCGCAGTAAGCCGCGCCGCCTCAAGATTGGCGATGCCTTGTTGCTGTGCAGCCCCTGCGTAATCAGGCGCTGGCGGTGGAGCCGGAGATTTTTTGCCCATAACGGTGTCCCAAGTAACGACACGCCTCGCGTGTCATGGTCAGGAAAACAATATCACCGTCGGTGTCGGCGTCCTTTATGCGCGCTTCCTCGGTGAATCCCATTTTACGCACAAGCCTCACGGCTTTCGCGTTTTTGCTACCTACGGGGGCGATGATTTTGTCAACCCCGCAGATGTTAAACGGATAGTCAAAAATGGCGGCTAGGTAAGCCGGGGTTAATCGGTCTAGGAGCGCGATATGGCACACGATGCTGCGCCCGTTCCAGTTCTCATAAACCACGCCGCCGACAATCTCATCGCCCTTACGCAGCCCGATGGCGTTCGACCGTTCGGCGTGATACCCGCCGCCCGTCTTGTCGCACACCCATTCGCCCACCTCGGGGCCGCTTGTTATATGCCAGCCCATCCGAGTTGATACACCACATCGGTTGAAGCCCACTGGATAGCCAGTTTCTTGCTGCTGCTCTGGAACTGCACAGCGCCGCAATAACCGACACCCGTAACGCCCTGCCAGTTGTTCTGAATCTCTAGGTCAGACCCCCAGATGCCCGTATCCCATACAGCAGAGTCCCAAAACGCGGTGACAGGCGGGGTATAGGAGATGGGGGCCACATTGTCGGAGATGTTGAAATCAACATTGATGCCGACCGTTACAGCAGGAGTGCCGTTGCTGAAGATACCGGGACGAGCGCGTGTGAAAATCTTCTTTACGCCGCGAGTCTCAAAGTAGTTAAAGGCTTGCAGTATCTTGCCGTTGATGTTGTTGGTGTCGTCGATATAGCCCGTGCTATCGACCGTCCAAGCCTTTGCAACAAAGGTAGCCGCGCCGAAGTACGGCGTGTCGTCCAGCAACGCAAAATGAAAAGCGTTCCAGCCGGTGAACTTGCACCACGCCTTCGTGATGTTGTTCATCACAAACTGCTCTTGACCGCCCTCGCGCACCGGCACATTGACGATGAGGGCGTTGTTCTTCGGGTTGTACAACATACACCAACCGAAGTTGTCTTTATACGCCGCAGCAGACGCTGCAAACGCGCCCTGTATCTTGTCCGAGAGCGCGATGTTGGGGTCTAGCCGCGACGATTGCAGCGCCGAAGCCATCGGGATAAGACCGTCGAGCGTCAGCACCAGAAGGTCGCCGCCGTACTTCAGCAGGCAGCGCGTACCGATGGGCGAACCGATAATCCACACGCCGATGAGCGCCCAAGTCGAGGCCGAGGACGGGTCTGTGCCGCGATAGACGATGACCTCGCCCTTATCGGTGACGAACACAAGGTTGTCGTCCACACCGTAACCCGCGTCAATCGTCCACGATGCCATCGACACAAGAACGCCGCCGAGTCGCGCAATGGATGACAGGTCTAGCACCTGTGCCGCACCACCCACGCTAGAAGTCGGCAAGTACCACGCTTTAAGGGTGTCCTTCTGGATAAACCACACGCGGTTCTTGAAGAGCGTCGGCGTGGTCAGCGTGGTGGTCGTTACGCCCGTGATGGCGGGCGTGGATGCACCCGTGATGCTTGTCCAAGTCGTGCCGTTGTAGAGGTACGGTGTGTTGACCCCGTTGGCGGCGTACATGAAGTTGCCGCCCGAAGTCGTAACATTCGTGTATTCCCACTTGCTGTTCGACAACCCGCTGACCGCCGCAGCGCCGATAGCACCCGCAGCCGTCGCGTTGTAGAACTTGCCGTCAGACACCGCCCACAGTTGGTCGGAAGTGCCGCCGCTGTAGGTCATCAGGGTTTCTACATCGTCGGGGAACCCTGTGGCGTGCTTTACATACCCACCGCGCAGCACGACATTCGACACGCCCGGAAAGTAGTTCTCCAACTGCACGGCATCCGTGGGAGCCATGTTGGCAAGCGAGTCGCGCGCGTTCCACCCGCCCACGGGCGAGGGGAGACTTGCGACATTTGCCGCAGCGCGCTGGACAAGTTTGCGACGGGCAACAGCCATCAGTTCTCGTACCCGTAGCCGCTGTCAGGGATGTTGTCGTAGCCGATGAGAACCGTACCCGGACGCGGGGCGAACGAGAGGTTGGCAGCACCCGTGTCCTGCGCGATGGCCGTCTCGAGTTCGGCGATGTAGTCGCGGAAGATGGCGGTCGTATCAAAGCCCTTTGACTCGAAATACTTGAGTTTGGTGGACAGCACCATCACGCGGTCGGGGTAGATGCAGGTATCGTTGTCTGCGGTCAGCGAGGTCTTGGCAACCCCAGACGCGCTTTCGGCCCATGCGTTGCTGCGGTACTCAAAACCGAGCAACTCCCCGGCGTTCATTCCGGGCCAAATCTGGAAATACTTGCCGAGCAAGCGGTAACGGATACGCGGGCCGGTCGAGATGTAACCCGACAGGAGCCATTCCCATTGCTGCGGCGACTCGGGGCCGAGCATCTCCCACCGCTTGGACTTGTCCCAATGCGTGCGGTTGACGCTGCTGTAGTAGTCCGAAGGAAGCCCGTACTTGACCTTCTGGAAAATCAGGCCACCCGCTACCTGCGCCTCGGTCGGCTCGTAGTTGATGGTGACGCTGGTCGCAGACGGGACACCCGTGACATAGGTGGCGTTCGGGATACCAACGCCCTGCACCTGATAGGTCGTATCAAGTGCGGCAGTCGAGGGGATGCCGGTGATGGTGTACGACGAGGTAGACCATGTGCCGGTCGTGGAAATCGCCTCGGTGTAAAAGGTGTGCTGTTTGGTCAGTTCGCGCCAATCGGCGCGCCGCTGCAACTCGTACCCCGAGGCGTTCATCAACGCAAGGATTTGCACCACATCTTGGTTGGGATTACCCGCCACCGTGGAGGGGATGGGCAACCCAAGTTCAGCCGTCACTTGCTGAACCAGTTGCAACATCGTTGTGGTGCTCATGCGTTAACTCTCCACGGCTGGCTCCTTCTTCGGGCGACCCGGCTTACGCACCATGAGTGCGGCCATCTGCGCCTGAAGTTCGGCCAGTTGCTTTTTGGTTTCTTCCAGTTGGTTTTCGGTTTCGGAGCGGTTGCGCCGAGCAAGGAAACTCTTGGCCTTTTCACGGAGGCCGGGGCCACCCATGCCGATACGCTGCAACTGCGCGTCCGAGGCGTTGGCAATCTGCTCAACGGTCTGGAACTTGAGGATACGCAGTTCCTCGACATGACCACGGGTGATGTCGCCGTTACCGTCCGACAGCCACACCTCCAACGCCGTACCAATGGCGGGCGCGTCCTGCTCGTTCTGCTTCATCTGGAAGTACAGATACTGACGCGGAAACCGCTTCTTGTGGTCTTCCGTCATCGGCTGTTCGATGATGGTCGTTTTGTCGCCGGGGATGTTGATGCGAACGAACGGCTTACCGTCCCATTTCGGCTCGACATCCTTTGCGATGTAGAACTCGACTTGAAGTTGCTCGTCGGCGTTGTGGATATCGCTGTCAAGGGGCATCGTCGTTTCTCCTGTGGGGAGGTGGGGAATTACACATCGTTAACTTGCGTCAATGTCGCAATGACCGATGGGATGGCGGGCCATACGCTTGTGGCAGATGCCGCCAGTAGTCGCACATTAGTGGAATCTGTGGCCCACATCAATTCCACATATCCGGTCGGTTCCAGTTGGGCGAGGAAGTTCCACGCGGCGACCGTTCTGGACGCCGTGCCTTGTATGGCAATGGTCGTTGAGGAGTTTGGCACATTCGTGCCGTCCTTCCGCAGCCAGATGTAGACATTGGCCGTAGCGCCCGAGGTTTGTTCCAACTGCGCCGAGAACTGGACATTGTAGATGCCCTGATTGGCTACAGTTAACCGAGAGGTGGGCGAACCACGCGACACCCCGTTGGAGATGTCGGTGGTGTTGAAGGTCATCGCATAAGCGGTGTTAATCGACGCTGCAACCTGCGTGGTCGTGTCTGAAAAAGACCCGTAGTGCAGGATTGGAACGGCGCTGTTATAGCCTTGCAGGCATTGCCAGAGCGTTGGGCTAACGGCAAAAAAAGCCGCCGAACAATGACTGTGCAGAACGATTGATGCGCCGCCGTCGATGTTCGTCCCAGACTCATACGGATAAATCGTGATGTCTGTGGCCGTACTGTTGGCGACCCATATCGTCTCGCCCGTCTCTGTCGGCGGCAACTTGACACCAGTTCCTGAACTCGCCGAATTGACATTGGTGTAAACATAGGTCAACTGCGTGGCGTTGCCCGCAGAAGTACCTACAGCGGTGGCGGCAGAGAGGCCGTCGCCGCAGATGGAAACCGTCGAGAGCGAGTTGATGCCGCTGCCCAGCACCCTGCTCGGGATAGCCATCAGGCCACCAAGTCGAGCGCGTGGCGCTCCTTGATGATGGCGGCGATGAGACCGGGGCCAATCGCCTCAACCGTGATGTCAGGCATCACGCTGTAAATCATCTGGAATTCGTTTGCCTGCTGCGCCATCGCAGCATTGCAGGTGAACTTGCGCTTTTCTGCGCCTACATACACATCCATCGTCGGGCCGGTCATTTCGCCCGTGAAACGCTTCATGCCATCAGCACGGTTGCAACTGTCGTATCCGTACAACACAAACTTGCGGAAACCCAACAGGTAGCCGATGTTGATGGCGCGCATTCCCGAGGTCGTGCCGCCGCCTACGGCCATCTTGCCCGCGCCGAGCGCCTTCAGTTCCGGGCCTTCCGTCCACGAATGCCACAGCACAACCTTGCGGTCTTTCAGCGTGTCGAAGGTGGCGGGAGGGCAGCGGGAGGCGACGAGATAGGTCGTATGCGCGTTGTGACGCTGTATACCGCTTGTGCGGTCGCGTGGGTCGAGGTTGACCCACAGGTCAGGCTCTATGCCGTTCTCGCACAGGAAGTCGTGTGCGGCCTTTACAGCGACGATGGGGCGACCGGCCTTGCGGTGCGCCCGGATTTCTTCCACATAGTCGGGCATTGACCACCCGCTCGCCACACACACGAATGTTCCATCGTGGGTGCAGAGAGCGGGGGCCAATTCTGGCAACCCACGGGCAAGCGACGAGCGAATGTTGGAACAAAGTTCCTCCGGTTCGCCAGCCGCCCGCACCGTGAGTTCCAGTTTTTGCATGATTAAGCCGCGTTCGACGGAACCGGGATAACCATGGTGTACGCCGCCACAGCCGTCATAGCCGAGGTGGCCGAGGCGGTCACTTCCGTGACCACGCCAGCAACCAGAGCGCCCGACACGGTGGCATCGTCCAACCGACCCTCGGTGGTCGTGGTGTAGAGCGCCACGCCGGGGAGGCAGGACGCCGACACATTCACGCGCACCTTGCCGCCGAGAAGCACCCAGCCGTAGTAGCCGGAGGCAATCGACACCTGCGCGAAGCCGACACGCTTGGTGTTGGCAACACGGGCCGTCGTGGCATTGGTCACGATGTTGGTGTTGGGGATGCACACGGCGTTGTACTGCGAGATTTCCGAAGCCGCCTGCACATACACAGCCATGCCGCCCTCGTCGGTCGTCACGACCGTGCCGGGATTAATGGCAGCGGTCGAGTCGGTCGAGGTGAGGGAGGGGTACGCAAAGCCATTTACGATAACAGTCATTTTTGTATCCCCTATCAGTTAATCAGCACGCCGCAGAACTGCGGGCCGGACGAGGTAAGGTTACCCGCCCAGCCAATCAGTTTCACGATAGCGTCTTGGTTAACAGCCTGACGGTCGCCGCCAATCGGGACAAAGTTTCTGTCCTTGTGCGGTCGGAACATCAGGTACTTGGTGTTGAGGAACCACATGTGGTTCGCGTTGCCCGAGCCGCTGTTATACGACGAGGAACCGATACCACCGTCCAGCACCACATCCGAGGCCATGCCAGCGCCGAAGTACTTCAGCGAGGCGAAGCCAGCACCAGCCATGCCCGAACCGGAGTCCGTGATGCGCTGGATGGCCTGCAACGACTGCAAGTAGAACTTGTAGTAGTTGTTGTCGGCCACGATGAGGTCAGGCTTGTCCGTGCCACGAATCAACTGCACCGCAACCGCATCCATGTAGCCTTGGATGTTGCTGCTGGTCACAGCGCCCGTGCCGTCGCCGGTGGCCGAGAAGGCAACCGAACGCCAGAACTGCCACACCGCGCGGTTGATGCCGCCATAAGTGCCGGTGGACGGGCTGTCAGGCACAGCGGCGGCAAGACCCGTGAGGTTCTTGCCCGCGTTGCCCGTGCCGTCACCGTACAGGTCACCGCTGATGCGGTTTGCCAGTTGGGCCTCGGCAACTTCCATGCGACCGTCGAGCAGGTCGATGATGGCTTCCTTACCCGAGTTCTGAATCATCTCCAGACCCGAGATGGACACCGCCGAAGCGTACTGCGTGATGCTGAACTGCGCCGCAGAGATGGGCGAGTTCTGACCGACATTCAGCACCTCGTACCCGGAGTACGAATTGGTGTTGTTGGTGGTCGCATCGTTGTACATGATTTCTTGCAAAATCACATTACCGCCCGAGAATGTTTTGACATTCCCGCGCTCCTTGAGTCTACGAAGCAACGCATTGTTGTTCGTGACATTGTCAGCGAGTTCACCGCTACGGCTCTGGATGTTGGTAGCGATGATGTCGCTGATACTAGAATTGGCCCATGCCATTTGATTACTCCTGTATCAGTTGGTTACAACCGCGTGCCGGATTCTTCAAACGCTTCTTCCAGCATTGCGCGGCGACTATGCGCTTTGGGAGCCGTGTTGGTTCCGGGTGTGGAACCTCTGACGCTGACCGCAGCAGCCCGAGCGGCTTTCGCTGCTCGGTCTTTCACTTGCGCTTGACGCTGTACAGTCTCTGCCTGTCGGGCTGACTGCACCTTGTCAAACAAATCCGAGTCAAGCCGGATAGCCTTCTCGTAGGCATCCTCCAATGTTTCAGCCACTCCAGACTGGAGCAACTGAATCATCGTCGGGCGCGCCTCCTCAAAGTGTTCGGCTTGCATCGAAAAACTGTTGATTTCGTTCAGCAGGGTCTGGTTCTCGGCCATCTCCTGCTGTTGCTTCCATCCCATGACCTCGCCGCGCACATTGTTCAGTTCGTTCTGCAACTGATACACCAGCGGGTCGATGGACGGTTGGGCGGTCTGGCCGCCCTGCATGACTTGGTTGAGGTTGATGCCGTAAGACGCAGCCAACTGCGTCAGATACGCCATCTTCTGTTCGGGCGGGCTGTTCCGCAGCGTGTAATCGGCCTGTGCGAGAGCGGCAACCGCCTGCTCGGGCTTAAGGCCCAACCCTTGGATGGTCGGCAGGTACGGCTCCAGCGCCTGATTCATGGCGTCGGCGAACTGCGCTTTCGAGAGCAGCGGCTCCACGCCGCGCTTCATCTGTTCCTCGCGTTGCCACGCATACTCGCGCAGTCGCGGGTCGGCGCTCTGCCAAACTTCGTGGTATTCCTTCTTCCACGATGCCGGGGGCTTCGACCAAACGGGTTCCTCGGCGGGTTCCGGCGCTTGCTCTTGCTTCTGCGCGTACCGGCCTACCTCGTCGCGGGGCTGCGAGGGGGTGTCCTCGGCCTGCTCAAACTGCTGCTCCAGCAATTCCTTGCGGTCGAGCGCATCTGCCTGTGGGGCTTGTTCCATTACCGTCTCCTGTGGGGGTCGTGGGTAAATCGGATTTCATCGCGCAACCGCGACAACAGCCGATTGGCATCCGAATGGGTCATGTTCGCCAACTGGTGACGCAACACATCCACGCGGCTGTTCTTCGGCTTCTCTCTCTTCACAAACTTGGTCGGGTCTTCGTTGCCGACCTCAACGCAACCGTTGATTTTGAGGTGGTTTCGGTGCTGCGAACGCGAGGTAATCATGCGCCCGTCAATCATGCTCTTGTAGGGCGCGATGTCGGGCATGACATAGTGATACCGACCGCGCGCGTCACGCTTGCGCTCTACAAACTCGCCATCCACCATCACATAAGTTCGTTTCATAGCAGCAACAACACTTCCTCGTCGTCCATTTCCTGATACTCGCGCATCAGGCGCTCTACTCGGTCAAGGTCGCGCAACATCGCGTCCCAGTTAACCGTAGGCGTTGCAATGTTAACAGTTAAGTGCGGTTCAACAATCCTCTCTGCAACTTCCGGGCGTGTCTCATGCAGTTGCTCGTAAACCCTGATTAACTCTTCTTTGCGTCTTTCGCGCTGCGCTTGTTCTTCGTCCCACTTTTTCTTGCGACCTTTGTCGCCTTCGTGCGAGTCGCCAAGGACGATGATGGGTTGGACGGTTGCGGTGAGGGTTCCTGTGCCGCCTGCGGCTTCGACACCAGAGAGCGCAGCCGATTTTTGATGTTCAACGCTACCTGTTTCGCCAGTTGCTCCCACACCGGAAAGGGCAACCTCGACCGAATCTGTTTCATCTCCGACGACTCCAACGGCGCTGACACCCGTAAGGCCCGCCGTAATGCTTGCTCCGAGGCTTCCTGCTTCGCCCGACGCAGAATTGCCCGCGAGCGCGAGGCTTTGCTGCGTGCCGAGGCTACCGACGCCGCCGGTTGCGCTGACTCCCGTGACCGGGAGACTGTCCCATTGGGCGTCATCCCATGTACCTGTGTTCCACGGCCCCTTCGCCACGGGTCATCACGCAATCCGCAGAAGGCCGGTCGAGGCATCGTTGGTCGGCATGGTCAAGATGAAGTTGCCCGCCGTGACCGTCTGACTGCCGAAGGTGTAAACCGCCACCGCCTTGTCTGCCTGCGTGCTGTTGTAGATAAGCACCGCGTCAAACGGCGTGGTCAGCGTCACCCCGGTGTAGGTCAGCGAGGCCGAAGGCGTCCAATACGCCGTCGTACCGCTTGAGGTGGGCGCTGTGGCGTTCGTGACGGCGATGCCACCCGCAGAGTACCCCGCGCCCGACACCTCCCCAGATGCGTTATAGGCGGTCGTGGCAGCGTTAACCGTGGCGCTGGCAAGGTAGAGCGCAGCCTTGAAGGTGTCCTTTGCGGTCGTGCCGCGCGTCGGAGGCGTGCCGATGGCGTGTACGCCGCCCAGAATCTCGACCTTGAACGAGGTACACATTGCCTGCGTGTTAGGCATCAGAATTTCTCCAGTTCGGGGAACAGCGCCGGGGCTTCCTTTAGATGCACATGGACAGACCGATGGACAAGTTCACCGTCGTGCCAATACTCAACCCACCGCGTGTGTTCGTGGTCGTTGTTAACCTCGCCCTCGCGCTTCTCCAAGAGCGTTTCGTCCATCATCCCTTTGGTCGTCGTAATCATTGCAGTCGCGGCTCCAGTTCAAGGGTCTGCTGCACCGCCTCCACGCCCACAGCCCGACCGTCAGGGCCACGGATGATGCGCTTCGGGGCGGTTAGCGTTGCAAGGGCGCTGCGGACACCCTTCATGTTCTCGTCGTTGGACGAGGCCATCTGCCCATAGAGCGCCACAAGGTTCTGCATCGCCTGCCTCACCTCGCCGCCCATGTCCTGCATGACGCGCTCGGTGACGGCCTGCTGCTGCTCCAGAGCCGGGATGTCGAGTCCGGGGTTGGCCGAGATGCGGGCCACCATGACCTTCGTGGCGGCGTCCAAATCGGCCTTGTATTTCGCCATCTGCTGTTCAGCGGCGAGTTTCTGTTGTGCAAGTTGCGCCTCAAACTGCTGCTTCAGCGTCTCCAACTGCTGGTCGTTCTGCGCCTTCATGGCCTCGACCTGCGCGGCTTGTTGCAACTTGGCCTGCTCAACCTGCATCGTCATCTGCGCCCGCGCCTGCTCTGCCTGCGCCAACATCTCGGCGCGCTGCATTTCGGGGTTCGGACGGGGCTGCTGCGCCGCCATCTTCAACTGCTCCGTCGCAGCGTCAATCGTACCCTCCAGCGGGCGCGCGGCCTTGAACGCCTGCACGCCGTACTTCAGCAAGTCCATCATCACCGGGACGAGTTCGGGCGATGCTTGACCCACCGGGAGCGCCTGCTGCAAGAACCCGCCGAAGGCTTGCAGGAACTGCATCCTGTCCTGCTTCTCCTGCGCCTCGTCAATCTGCACAAGGCTGTCGGCGGCGATGTCGATGCGGAAGTTACGCAGCGGCTTGTCGCGGATGAGTTGCAGCGCCTGCGGGATGAGCGCCTTGTCGGCATCCGACATCTGCTCGGCAGCGGCGTAGGCAAGGATGGTCTGCGGCTGATACCGCGTACACATGACCTGCGCCTTGAGCCGGATGAGTTCCGTCGCAAAGAGCGCCACATCCTCCTGCATCGACCGCAGTCGCAAGCCAGCGTACTGACCCTTGATTTGCTGCGCGGTCGCAGTCTCCGAGGCCATCGACTGACCACGGATGATGTCGCTGATGCCCGTGATTTCGTAAATCTGCGCCTTGATGTCGGCACGCGCTTGGTAGCATTGGATGAGCGCCTGCGCGAGGGTGTCGAGCGGCAAAAGGTCAATGCTGCCCTTGAGGCCGCCCTTCTCGCCGAACGCTGCCCATTTGTCCACCGGGATGAGGGCGTTGTTGTCGCCCTCGGTCATCAGGCGCTGAAGGGCGGGCTGCGAAGCGTCATACACGCCGCGCACGCGCAGCGCCTTGACCAGACCGTCGATGCGGTCGGACAGGATGTCCAACTCCATCGCTTGGTCTTGGTACAGGACGAAATCAGGGACGGGGACGAGGTTGTCCGAGGTCGTCGTCGCGTAGAGCGGTTTCGGGCAGGGGAAAAACCCTTCGAGGTTTAGCGGGTCGTCGCGCACATCGATGAAGTGCGGCATACCCTTGCAGAACCAGTAAACCTTGCCCGTCTCCTTGTCCCACAGTTCGCAGACGCGCGCGAGGTTGTACTGACGCTTGCTGTCGCGGTAGGCGTTAAGCGTCTCCGGGCCTTGGTCGGTTGGGATGGTGCGCGCCATATCCGCGCCGAAACGCTCTACGAGCGCCTCCTTGGTCATGTAGACCCAGCGCCATACCTGACCTACCTCTTCCCAAGTGCGGCCCTGCGAGTGTCCGAAGTCCTTCCAATGCACATAGTCAACGGGCGCACGCTCGTACTCAATCTGCTCCAGCGGCTCGGGCGCACCCTCACCCTGTTCGATGCCCGAGGTGATGGATACGCCGTCGTCACCGATGCCGATGGGGGCGACATGGGGTTCGTAGCGCACCCACGCCGTGCCGCGACCGCCGAGGAACCTGTCCTCGACATCGTATTTCATGGTCGAGCGGAAGTCGGGGAAATGCTCAATCTCGAAGTCGAGGGCGCGCTCAACGAGGCGCGAGGCCACGCGGCCCACGGGGTCGTTGTCGCCAAAGCGGCGCTGCACATCAGCCTTCGGCAGTTTGGCGTAAACGGCGGGAATCAGCGTCTGGACATTCGACCAGAGGATGTTGAACTTCGCCGTCTCGTTGCCCGTTTGCCCACGGGTATCGTCGCGGTAACGCTTGACGAGTTTCTTGACGCGCGCCTGCCACTTGGCAAACTCGTTGTCGTAAGTACCTATTGCGCGGAGGTACTTTTCCAGTTCTTGGCTGACGCGCTCGTCCATGTTCAGTCCTTCTTGTTTCGCGCCGAGATGGCACGGGCCTTCGCGCGCGCGTCCTCTTTGCTCGACGCGCCCCATGCACGGAGGGCAAGCGCGAGGCGGGTCGGCTTGCCGTTCTTCTCCATCGGGCCTGCCATGTTGCCCATGCGGGCGAGGAACGAGGCGCGGCGCGGGTTGTCGCCCTTCTTGACCGGGGGCTTGAGCGTGCCGCCCGTCTCGGCCTTATACGATGCGCGGCCCTTTGCGTTCAGGCCACCCTTCGGGTTCTTGCCCTCGCTCCGTTGCCACGCTGCGCCC